CGAATCTTTGCTGGAACAGCTTCCCACCGCCGGCAGATCAATGGATCAGGGGCTTTGAAGGCGGGAACTGGTCCCAACATCTTCGCCATTGACTCCTTCGTCAACCCTAATTCTTGAAGTAGACTCATTTTTAATCTACTCGCTCTTCATGGGGGTGGACTGAACGCCATTATAGGCCACTGTCTTCGGCCTATAGATGCCCACTTGTTCCGTTTCCTCGACCCAGGAAGGACCGCCGCGGACATGGAATATGCAGGAAGACATTCCGTTCCATGATTTTGTAGATGACTTGGCCGAGGTGTAGGCCGATCCGAACGTAGCGTTCAGATCGTCACTGCTCATAGCCTTAACATTGGCCCAGTCGATGTCGCCCTCGTGCCACAACTTGAATCCTAGTTCCAAAGGCGCGACTACCTCTGCGATGCCGGGGAAATGCCACGCCCACTCGTCGTGCGATGATGCATCGCCGCTCATCACGGCGTAGCACTGGTAGTTGCCCAGCGGTACGGAGCCGCTGCCCCAGTCGCAGCTCTCGCCCGGTTTGAGGACCGCGCTCCTAGTAGGATGATCGTTGCATTTGGGCTGCTCAAAAAGAGCAACAAGGACAGGGACTTCGGTCTGATTTTCGATCTTGATGTGTGTGCTCATGTTAGTAGGTGTTTGATTGTTATTCGCAGGAGAAGATGGTGTCTGACCGGACAATCCCGGCAGGCCAAGTTGGCGGTGTGGTGCAGAATGATTTGTCGATGACCAGCACCTTGTCGGTGGGCTGGATCGTGAGGTTGTCGCAGTAGGTGCGGATGAAGGTAAACTCCTTAGCTTGCGACGGGTTATCGCTGAAGCCGTCGTCCACTGGCGCGGCGGTGAAAAGGTAAGATCCGTTGACTTCTCCTCCGCAAACCTTAGCAGCGAGGTCCATGCCTCGCAGGAATGTGTATTCGATTGTGGCGAACTTCCATCCATAACAATCCCACCGCTGGGCCTGTTCGATGGCCCACTCACCTGGGTCAGTGCTGAAGGCGATGGCGTGAGGTGGTAAGCCTCGATATATGGCACCGGACTCCAGCATCACGGTGCAGCCCCAAGCGCGGCCTGGTGTTGATGATAACGAGAACCAGATAGCAGGAATCATTGCCCCGGTAGGTTCTTTCAATACGAACTTGTCTCGTACCCAGACGTACTGATGCTTAGGTAGTTCTCCAATGTGGCTAAACATATTAGCTCAGTAGGTGTTTGATGATCTGATTCCGATCTTTGATCGTCGCTCTCAAGATGCTCTCCAGAACAACGTGAGGGTTGATTGTCGCAACGTGTTTCCATTCTGGATTTCCATCGATGTGCTTGGCTGTATCCAGACTTTCTACGCGAACGATGCCGTTAAATGCGTGGACGTAGATGAATGCGGGGTTCATGCCTTCCTTACCTTCTCCCGATGTCCGCAGATCGTGCAAACGTAGGTTTTTCCGCTCTTGGAGATGACAGCCACTCGGAAGCATCGCTCGCATTGGATGGTGTTGCTCATGGCAACGGTCCTCCATTCTCCCACAGCAGCAGATCGGCGCGGAGAGCGTCGTTCTCCTGCTCTAGCTTGGTTATGATATCGCACAATCCAATAATCATTACCATGTTGGCCTCCGGTTTCTCAATCTGGTTGCGCTTGCAGATTTCAAGCCCTCGTTTCTCCGCATCCAACCCAACGTCCCGCCACGGTTCTTTGATAAAGGCGGCTATCTTAATAGTACTCACGGCTTGGCCTCCTTGGCTTTGTTCCATCTGTTGCTGGAGTAATAATCACTGCAATATTTTTCCATCTCATCCCCAGCCTCCTCCAGCCGCTTGATGCGCTCATTGGCCGCGTTAAGTCCGCGTTCGATGTCACAACCCACCTGCCAGATTTTGGCAAAGCCAGCATCAGGATGGTCTAAGAGTGCAGATTGCATTCTCGGCGTGTCGTGGATCATTTTCGTGGCGTCAGGAATATGATCGCTCATTTCGATTCCTTCCATTTAAACTGAGGTTTACCGCTTGTGTCGGCCACCCATTCGGCATGGCCTTTGATGACGGCTTCTTGTTGTACTTTATCAATTCCTCCAACAACTCCAATTCGGTTTGAAGCAAAAACAGAGATTATAACCGAAACAGCTATTGATATAATAAGAGGAGGGTTGTCTTTCATTTCGCCTTCTCCCTCGCTTTGAGCATTGCGTCGGCCAGTTGATAGGCACATTTGGAAATAGTATTAACATCAAAAGACTCGTATGCTTTCCACGCTACTGGCAACGCACCCAATGCGAATAGGTCGCGCATGGTTGGGCCATCGTTGTGTTGTATTCCCGGTGGTGTCGGAAACGCTGGTCCGCCGTCGTTGATTGTTCCTCCTTTTATTGGAAAGTTTCCGATTCCCATGTCCTCACCTCGGAAAAATACGTTGGGGTTTGGTTGGTTGCTCATTTCGATTCCTCCATCACTCCGCACGGGAGCCATGTTTTACCACCGTCGATGGAGTGTTCGTATTTTTCACACCAATCCTTTCTGTTCTCTTCGCCAGATGTGCGGTCGATCAACCAACGTGTTTTGGGGTATTCACGATTCCTCGCCTGCATTCCTAGCGGCACCTCATCCGCAGTCCACGGGCGGAGTTTAGCGGTGGGTTTGATGCGGTACTTTGTGTCGTCCCAGCCCCACCGAGGTACATAGAGCTTTACCCATATTCCGTTATACCGATGTTCCACTTCCTTCCCATCTACGAACGCCTGCATTACGCGGATGGCTTCTTTGGTTTCTTCGATGTTCATTTCGCATCCTTGTTCTTGCGATTCCTTGTCCAGTAACTGAACGCATAGTTCTTCACCTTCTTAGCCGCTTTGTGAATTTCTCCAGCCTCTTTCTTGCTGATGCTGTACACGCCGGTGCCGCTATCGATGAAGCTCTTGATTTTGTCGCTCATCGGCCACCTCCGAGTGCGTAGTGCAGCACCAGCAGGGCGTCACAGTTCTTGAGCGTGACGTCTAATTGCGGATACAACTCCTGGGCCTTGCTCTTGAGCTTGCGCTTCCATTCCGCGGAATTGGCGCATGACCGCTTTCCACCGAGTCCAAGAGGATCCTGCCAGATCTTAGGCTCCACTCGATGAAGCGCGTAACCTTGAGAGTAGGCCAGTCCTTGGACTATGCCGTAGTTCTCGTGCAGGGTTGCCACGCTTGCTGAGGGTGTGAGCTTGGACACGAACTTGGGTACCTTCTCGATCCATAGGTGACTGTCCGCCACCTTGAATCCGCTGAGGAGTTGCGCCATATCGGGCAACGACTCGGGCATTGCGAAGAGAAGGATGCCGTCCTTGGTGTGGATAGCGAACCCCCCGTTTACGCCTGGGTCACAGGCTACGATTGTTTTGTTCATTGGTTTTTGTTTGTTGAGACTTGATGGTGATTGAGTGGCCGACATAGATACCAGCGATCACGCACAGTGGCAGAAGGACTGCCATGCCCATGATAGTCAGTGCGGTGTTCATAGGATCGTGCATCCAAGTTCCTTGTAGCACCTGACCCGTTTCTTGGAGTGAGCCTGAGCCAGAGGATGGAAGGTATCCTTGAAGTCATGGATGAAGGCAGTGTCCTTTCCTGGTGCCCGCCGCAGCGCACGGCTGGCCCGCTGGATGGTTTTCTGTGCGCTTCGCCCTCCAGATACCATAATCAATGTCTCGACGTTAGGAAGGTCAAGACCCTCATCGGCCAGCGAGGTGGCGATCATGGTTCGTACGTTCCCTGCCTTGAACTCTTCCATCGCTTCGCGGCGAGCTTTCTTGGGCATCTTGGAATACACCAGTATCGATCCTTCGATCTTGCTGGCGTACATCTCGCCGAGTGTTACCCGCGGTACAAGCACCAGGGTAGGTCCAGTTGCAGATGAGGCATTGGCCAACATAATGGCGACCCCGTTCCGGAGCTTGTTGCCACAGATACCGATCTCAGTGAGTGCTTCCCAAGCGCACATGGCCCGAAGGATGGGCTGACTCACTTGCATGTACCTCTTGCGATCGGTGAACAGCCTCTCGATTTGATCATCGATCTTCTGCTGGAGATGGAGGTCAGTGGCGTCATTCATGAACACGGTGGCATGAGCGAGTACACCGGCCAGTTCATCACGGCGGATCTCGAACTGGGTATCGCGGAACATCTTACGAAGGATCTCATTGCGCTCGGGATCATCGGACCAAGGAGTCGCGTCAAAGCCGAAGCGAAGTCCTTTGCAGGACTCGATGATCTTACGCCAGGTGGTCGCCGGCGCATGCTTGGCCTCATCGACGATGATCAGGTTTTTACGGGAGAAATCTACGGAGTCATGGGGGCAACGAACCTCGACCCGTGAAGTATCGACTCCTACTGCTATGAGCGAATCGATTGCCTGCTGACAGGTCTCACGGGTAGGAGCAAGCCATCCGAAGGTCCACTCGGGCCATCGAGCAAAGTGCTTGATAATGGAGGAGGCGATGACGGTCTTGCCGCATCCAGCAGGAGCAATGATGAGTCCATCGGCTCCAGACTTAGCCCACTCGACGGCTCGTTGCTGGTAGGGACGAAGCAGAAATGCTTGCGTCGAATTGGTTTCGGGATGATCTTTGGTCTGCATAGCGTTCGTTGCGACTATGTTTGTTTGGGACTCGATCACCCCCGGGAGCTGCACCTCCCGGGGGCTTTCGTTTAGATATTAGATGGCGTCGAGATCAGCGGGCACCTTCTTCATGCGGCGCACTCGGAAGGTCGTTTGTTCGGCCCCGTGCTTGTCGGTGTACTTCTCCTCCTCGATTACGATCACGAGGGACAGACCAACGAATCCCTGAAGGAATCGGAGGAAAGCCCCTCCAATGCTAAAATCGAACTCATCTCCATCAGCGATGTTAGCTTCGGTGGCACTGATGAGGGCTTGGAGCCGCCACATCATGGTGTCCTTGAGAACGAAGCGGTCGCTGATGACTTCGCCCGCTGGCCCCTTGTAACGGAGGGTTGCGACGGCGTTGCCAGACTTGTCGAGTCCATCGTCCTTGCAGGAGTTGACGGTGACGGTGTATTCGCCGGGAGCGGCGAACGGCTTAACTTCTGCGGATGCTCTATCTACTTTGAATGTCATATTATTGTGCGTTGGTTGATGTTTGTTATTCGGACTGACGAGCCGCCCACGCGGGCAGCGAGAGTGTTTGGGTGGTGGAAGGGTAACAAGGCCAAGAGTTGAGTTCCTGGCATTCGATAAACGTGCGGAGCTGCTCGTCGATAATGGAGTTACCAAGATCGATGGCCTGCTGGTCGAGTTCGTAGCAGCAGACTCCGTAGGGTGCTTCCTTCTCGACTGCGATGAAGATGAACCGGTTGATGCCGGTGATGCGCTGATACCAAGCGGCTTGAACATGGTAGCGGAACTGAGCGCAAGACTTGGCAAAGGCCGCGGGTGAGGCGTCCTGGGTGGTCTTGAGGTCGATGATGTAATCCTTGCCGATCCCATCGATACGGGCTTTGACCTCGATGCCGGACCACTCGGCGAAGTAGGAGACCTCGGTCTTGATTCCATCCAGTAGGCCAGCGGCAGCAGGATGAGCGTGAACCGCATCGGCTGCTCCGGTGAGGTTGTTCCACTGATCTTGAGGCAGCGGGATCTGTCCGTTGTCGATGATCAGTTGGTAGTCTTCCTTGCCCTGCTTGGTGCGACGATCACCAGTGAACATCCTGTAGGTCAGAATAAAGCGTTCCGGCTCTAGGACGGCGCAATGGGCAGCGGTACCGAACTCCAGCGCGGGACTGGATTCGTTGCGGGTCTTTCCATCCTGCCAAGAGCGGAAGTGCGCGGGGGACTTACGGAACTGATCGAGACCAGACTTCGAGAGTGCCTTCGCCTCGTGGTAATCCGCGGCGGGCATGTCGTACATGATATCAACCATTGGAAACCTCCGTGGTGGCGATCTCAGGGGTGACGATGACGGCGAGCTTGCTGAGGATGAGGTCCGGCTTGGAGATGTACTTGGAAGCGACCGCATCGGGGAGATCGCGGAAGGTCTGACCATCCTGAATGCGACCGGCTTTGAGAAGCAGAGCGTTAACCTCTTGCTCGCGGTCCTCGAACAGGGCTTCAAGCTTGGCGGTGATGTCGAAGCTCTTGGTGGGAGCTACCGATACCTCGGTGAGAGCGGGGGTAAACTCCTCGGTCTCCTCCGGTGTGTAGATGCCGGCCACAACCTCTGGGGCGAGCATGCGAACCGCTTTGGATATACAACGAGCGCGGAGCATTGCGGATGGATCCTTGGCCCATCCAGACCCCGGCTTGGCGGGCAGTAAGCCGGCCATCTTAGCGTCCTCGGTGGTGAAGGAGATCTCGCAAGCATTGCCGTCGTAGGTCCAGAGGGCGATGGCGGCGCGGGAGTCGAATTGCTTCCAGAGGATCTTACCTCCGCGGGCACGGTACCCGGCAAGCATGGCGTCTGAGCGCATGCTCAAGGATCCGTTGATGATGTGATACTCACGTTTGAAGTCGAAGGGGGTCTTCTTCTCGGCGGCGCATTGCCACGCGATAAGCTTACCTTGTTCGACCTTGGTGCAGCCCAGCATTCCGCTGGCTGCGATCCACTCGCCCATCTTTTCGATGGCTGAGATTGGATCCTGTATTTTGCTGTACATCTCGGAGTTATCCGAGGGGGACGTTGTCGTTGCGATTGAGTTGTTCATTGTGGGTTTTGTCTGAGGAGTTCCTCGATTACATCGGAGCGGACACGGATGGTTCTCTTCGTCGCCTTCATGGCTGGAAGCTTTCCTGACCGGATCCACCGACGCACCGTCTCGGGATGAGTCCCGAGAGCCGAAGCAATCTCTTGGACGGTTAGAAGTTTTACGCTCACGCAAGCCAAAGTAGCAGCGTGTTGCAAACTGTCGAGAGTTTTCTTTCGGAAAGTTTACTCGGGGGGTTGTTGGAAGCCCCGGCGAGCGGCGACTGGCGTGAGGGTTTGGCCGGATTCTCGCAGTTCCTTGAGGAAACGGTACTTGCCGATTTCCCCACCTTTCTCGTAGGCGGATCGCAGCAATTTCAGTTTGATTTCATCGGTTCCTTGCTGGTACTGGCCGCTAGTAAAGACCCGCTCAGAAAGCCCTCTCCGGTAAAAACCAACGAGTTGAGAATACCGGTCATATTGCTCCGGATTCATCCGCTCAAAAGTTTTGTTATGAAAAGTCAGCGAAGGGTTTGGAACCGATGGAATCGCGTTGTTGTCCGCCGTCTTGCGCCAGAGGCGGTAGATCGAGGCGTTGAGAGGATCAGCCTCAATGGACCGACTTTTCCACGCATCGAAGAAATTGTAGGTCCAAGGATTCTCGCCCTTTGGCGTCTGCTCAACAGCATCTCCCCACAAATCTCGGCGCACCGGCATGGAGTTTGGATCCTTTACACCAGGGATGGCCAACCCAAGGGCGGCGTACCGCTGGTTTAGCTCGTTAATCGAATCCTTTATGAACCCTTCGCCGCCAATTGAAGGCAGGTATTCACGCTCAGCACGGCGAGCTGCACCGAGGATATTGGGAGCAAGAGGTGATGCTGCGGTAATCGAAAGGTTTTTCACAAATCGATCCAGTGAATTCGATGACTCTTCGGACATCAGCTTGATGAAGTCGCTGGTTCCTTTAAGGAACTGCTGCTCCATGATGAAGTTGATTCCAGAAAGAGCTGCACCTTTTCCAAGCGATAGAAAATCGGGATCACTCGTCTTGGACCGCTCTTGGATTCGACGGGTTGTTCCCACCATTAACCCGATGGCTCCGCTTGTTCCAAGTGCTGACAGATCTTTCACGCTATCACCGGGCCGGAACGATGGGTCTTCTCCTTTAACTAACCGTCGAAGTGCGCTGGTGTTGATCGTGCCTGGAGGCATCACGCCACCAGCTTTGGCCAACTCGCGAGCCTTGTTGGTCTCCCCTGGAGTATCCAAATTCGGTGTAATCACACCCTTGTCGTAAAGGTAATAGTAGGCTCCTGCAACCGTGGTTCCTACGATCAATCGAGCGGTCGCCGTATTGCGCTCTTTGGGAGTCATCTTTGACCAATTCCGAAGTACACCAGCAGGGGTGAACTGGAGGATTTCAGCGGCAACATTGATCGGTGTTTTCTGGAACAACGAGATCAACCGATACGGGATATAGAGAGGGGTTTTTTCTCTTATGAATTGATTGATTCCTGCAACGCCCTGAGTCGCAACATTGTCTTGCTGGAAGATTGAACGGGCGGCTTCGAACTCAATTTGACCAAGATCTTCGGCGGTGAATCCACGTTGGCCAGCAGCTTGAGCCTCATCGGAAATGAGCATTAACTTAGGGTTACGAGTAGCCACACGGATTTGCCCTTCCGATAAACCCCGCTGGCGACCAATCTCTGAAATTACACGGGCGCGTTCAGCCTGACGGAAAGGAACATCGGTCGCTTGAGTCATCCTAAGCATGACGTCTGGAATGACGCCTACCGTTGCTTCGACTAGGTTGCGAATAACTGGTGTTTCCTTGTACTCGCCAGACATGGCTTCAAACAAGTTTCTCCATGCCCTCTGAAAATTAAGTGGATTTCCAATGCTTGTTCCAAGCTCATAAGGATTTCCTTCTGAACCCTTAAGCATGATACGCTTTGCTGTTGGAAGCGATTTTCCAAACGCCTCGATACGCTTAAGTGTTCGTGATCGGATGTCGTATGAGTTGTTCTTTCCTCCAGACAACGCGGAATCAATTCCCATCGCAGTAAGGTCTGCTAACTCTCTCAATGGGGCGTTGATAGTGTTTCCAAGCACGTTGCGAATAATGGAGATCGGACCCATCACAGATCCTTGAACCATCGACAAAAACAGGTCTGTTGCAGTAGATGGGTTTATGCGAGCAATCTGCTCATTTAACACAACATCAGCTTCAGATCGAAGAGCATCGGCCATGTCTGCGAGACCAGACGCAATTCTTTCTCCACGGACATCTCCTTTGTTAGCTGCATCTGTCATCAGGATCTCAGCGCGTTTAACGGCATCAACAGCACCGCGATACTGATCTATTGAATTCCCCAGTTTAGTGGCCTGCTCAGGAGTGATCATCCTTCCACGTTCAGCCATCGATTTCGTGACCAACTGAACCACTCCTTCGCGAGATGCTGACTTCAGTAGCTTGAATTGGTTGATGAGCTGACCCCAAGTGGTTCCGCTTTCAGCCAAGGTAAGCGATAGATCCGCAGCTTCTTTGGTGCGACCTTCATTGATCAACCGGTTGAACAGTTCCATTCCCGAAGCAACGCGGGTATTGGACTTAGCATTTCCAAGATCAGCATTAAGCTGTTCAGGGGTTGCAACCGATACTTGATCGACCACTTGTTCAACATTCTGCGGAAGATATGAAGCACGGGGCGATTTCGCTACCGATTCACGAATAACCGGAGGAACACTTGGGGAGGCGGCAACGCGCTCAGCAAATGCGCGAGGTTCCATTTTCGGAGGAGCTTGAATTTGTGATGGTCGTTGGATTGTTCGCGTGAGTTGGTTTGCAAACTCAGCCTCATCAAAATTCTCTTTAAAGTTCTGTTGAGCGTAACGTAATCCAGCAGCAGCGGCGTCAGCAATAGATCCTCCAGCGCGGATAATTTCTTGAGCTACAGTCAATGCCCCATTCCAAGCTGAACCCATAAGCTGTGGGAACGGATTCATACCAAGCCCAGGTTCTACATTAGTACGAAGACCTTCGAGTTTTTCTGCAACGCCCTCGGCCTTTTGCCGGAACTTACCTTGGGTTTCTTCCAAAGATTTCTGCCAGACTTCGTTAAAAATTGTGCGTTCAGCAACAGGTAATCCAACCTCTTTACGGCCAATACCAATTGCCTTCTCAATGCTTTTCTTTGTAACCTTAGCCGGTTCTCCGCGAACAGCACCAGACTCCAAAGCGTCTGCAACAGCTTCAGCGGCAAGTCGTTTATCACGGGAAGCAAGTGCGCGATTTAGCTTCTCATCAACAGTTTCAAGAGCGGTGGATGTGCGAGAAGCAGTTTCCTGTTCAGCAGCGATTCGCTCGTCGCGCAATCGGAGTCGTTGAGCGAGGATATCCTCAGTTGACCTAAGCGGAGTCCCCTCTTGAACAGCAGCTTCTACTTCACGCAGGGGAAGCATTCCACCTTCAGCCGCAGCACGAGTGCCTTCTCCAATCACTTCTGGTTGATAGATGAACGGTTCATCCGGATTCATTCCGGAGATCAACTCGCGGAACTGCGTCTTAAAATCTTGAACCGGAACGATTCGATCCATCTGATCGATGAGTCCGCCCACCTGATTGATGGCTTCTCCAACGGTCTGTTTTCGAGAAGCAAGGTTATCAAGCACATCGGCTTGAGTAACGCCTTTGCTTTTCAGTCCGAAAGACTTTCCAACTTGCGCTCCAAGACCAGCAGCAAACAGTGTTCCGATAGCAGCCTCAAACGAAGCTTTGAGTTTCTGCTCTGGAGTAGCTTCTGGATCAGCAATGGTCTGCAACGCAACACCAGTTGACTCGGCGGCTCCTCTGGTAACCTCGGGAGCTAAGACAGCAGGAATGGCTTTTCCAACTTGTTCAGTTGCACGAGCCGCTTCTGACGCACGAGTCAAATCCGCAATCTGTGCGGCGCGAGCGGCGGATGGAGCGGTAGATTCTGCAAACGCTTCAGTGGCGGCTGCAACCGATCTAGGAATTTGAGTGGCTTCTTTAGCAGCACCCGCAATCCCCATCGTCATCAGATTCATCGGGGAAAGAAGATCAGCAGCAACTTGGCCTGCTACTTCTCCTGCCGGACGAGTCACTGACTGCGGAATTGATCGAAGACCAGGAGTAACGATTCTCGCAATGTCAGCGGCTTTTGCACCTAGAGACGCTCCCAGTTCGCGTTTCTCAGGAGAAGCAGACAAGAGGGCCATGATGCCTTCCTTGTCGATACGGGATGCGCCTTCGAGCATTCCCTGCTTTGGTTCTCCACCAGTGACTTGCTGGAGAACTCTTCCAGCGGTTGCGACATCTTGGGGGGTTGGACCACCAAACGCCAACGGAGCGACAAGACGAGCCAATGAAGGGGCCACAGACTTGGCCTGCTCGTACAAGCTAGGAGGAGCCTGGAGAACTGGTGCATCTGGATATTTCTGTTTGCCAGCAAAAACGAAGGCCCGCTCGACATCTTCCTTTGTCGGGGGCCTGTCGCCTTCCAGCTCAAGAGTTACTCCAGTGGCATCCTGAGTGACTTCGTAGATAGGCATATTATTTCATTCTGACTTTAAACCCCGGAATGTCAGTCGATTTCTCTTCTTCAGGCTTTTTAGTTGCTCCAGCGGGCGGAGGCGCACCGAATCCTTGTCCTTGATTTGAAAACAATTGTTGAAGAATCTTTTGTTGTTCAGCAATAGGAACTGGTTTCTTGAAACGAACAGTAGGTTGCATCTGACCAGTCAGAGAATCCGTTGAATATGTAACTTCATACGGGGGCTCTTCAGAAGGCTTCTGCTCAAGAAATTGCTTGAGCTGAGGAATCTTATTTGAAAGCTCAGATATCTGATCAGCAGTGCCTCCAACAGTTCCATATCCTGGAACATTGATTTGAGTGTACCCTGACTTTATTTTCTTGGCCTCATCTTTCTGTTCCTGTATGGCCTTCTCGTAAGCAGCCTGTTCCTCAAGAGATTCAATCGGCTCCAAGGCCGGTATAGGCATGGCCATTGATCCGCCAAGCTGGTACTCAGGACGAGCCTTAAGTTGGCCAACCAATGATGGACGTAGAGTTTCGCGCTTTTCACCGGCTTCTTTTGCCCGAGTTTCTGAAGCAGCTTTATCGCGGGCAGCGATTAATTTAATCTCGTCCTGAAGCCTCTGCTGCCGTTCAGCTTCCATTCGACTGCCCAACCTTTCTTCATTCAAAGACTTCAAGTTTTCTTCCATCAACGCCCGCTTCGCATAGTTCCGATTGCGGATATCCTCGTTGGTCCCGGTGAACTCGCCGGCAATACCACCGGTAAGCATGGAGAGCCCCTTCATGAAAGGGTTGATGCGCTGATTGGCCTGCCGCTCAAGCATAGCCCTGATGTCCTCCGTTTCTTCTCTGGTAGCCATAAGATATAGTTTTTAACCCTGCAACGACCGCATCGCACCCCGTCTCCTGAACCCGCTCATGGCGGCATTCATGATCTGATCGGGATCGTAGTTGATGTATCGGTACTGGTCCTGTTGTTGTTGGGAGTTGGCCAGCAAGTCAGCGTAGAGCTTGGCGAAAGGATCGGCCTGACGATCGGGTAGAGGAACCTCCTTGGTGCCCTTGGTGGGGATGACGGTTTCGCGCCTTACGAGAGGAGTGACTGGCTCCCTAGGAGGAAGGGGGGTTCCAGTGTAGGTACCAGTGCCGGTGCCGGTGCCGGTGCCGGTGCCGGGTCGAACTCCGCCACCGGGAGGAGTTGTGGTCGTGCCACCGCCAGGAGGAGTGGTTGTGGTTCCACCACCGGGAGGGGTGGTTACAACAGGAGTAGTTACGTTTATTGGAGGGGTTTTTACAAAAGGTATCCACTTACCATTTTCCCAATCCCAAATATTACCTTCATTATCAGGATAAACATCTCCAACTTTTATTCCACCAGTTCCTGGAATAACAGTTCCTTCGGTTACACCTTCAGGAGTTACTATTGGTCTTTTGATATCTGTATTGCCAGTAGCTATTCTCCAAGGTGAATCCTTAAACTCATCACCAGGTTTTGGTTTAACATCTTCTTTCCAGTCAGGAGTTATGTCTTTAACACCACCAAGACCAGCCGTTACATCTCCACCAGTGTTATCAAACCCACCTACGCTAGTAGTTGTAGGTTCATCCGCTCCAACAGATTGATATGATTCAACTGGTGTTGGTGTTACTTGAGAAGTTGAAGGTGCGGTGTTGACTCCAAAATTAAACTTCTGAGGTACAACTCCTTTATCCAAATCTTCTTGAGATACTGAATACGCACTTGGGCGTATAATTGTATCCCTAATATTGTTTCTGTCAGCATAGAGAACATCTCCATTCTCCATTTGCCCGATAGGTATATAATCCGGAATCGTTCTTCCCGGTATTGAAACCGGTTCTCCACGAGTTACAACGCCTTGAGGAACCGAAGGTATTTGGCCTGCAAAGTCAGAGGGGTTTACGTCAACCACTCCGATTGTGCCACCAAGATCACCGGGTGGAACGAGACCTGTAAAACCATATCTATCCTCAGTCTTCGGATCCAGCGGGGTTCCGATTCCTGTTCTTATAAGCGCATCCTGCTCATCCGTATTCCCAATGTTGATTCGCTCAGTGGGTTGATCTCGGATGTTGTAATCGATGTTTCCAAAACCTACGTCTGAAGGAGCAGCCTGAAACTCAAAGCCTCCCGTCCTCCAGTTGTATGGAGCTTCTTGTCCATACGGATCTAAACCGTAAAACAAATCACCAACCCTGACTCCTGCCATATTGGGGACTAAATCTCCCATCTTGTATCCGGGATATCCCGGGAACTCATCTACGGCATTGGCCTGATTCAGGTCTTGAGCCAGATTATCGATTGCGTCAGCCATATATCAGTTTTTGGGGATTATGCTGTTGATTCGAGCCATCATCCAGTTGGCCACAAGCTTCTTGACCTTAGGCTTGTTCTTGAGCCACTTCGCAAACTTCTCGGCGTTGCTGTCGTAGAAGCTCTTGAACCACTTCGGTCCAACGAGTTCCTTCCAGAAGTAGAACGCCTCCCACTGATCGGGGATACACTCACGAGCGACAAAGCATCCGCCAAGCCCGAAGCCCGCGTAGGATGATCCAAGGTTACCAATCGCACCAGCATACCCCTTGAACTGATTCATGAAGGAGTTCGCTTGATCGGATGTGTATTGGTTCTGAGCGTTTGTGAGCGCAAAGTTACTACCCATCTTCATCAGGTCTCCAGGGCTAGATAGCTGGGCACCCTGAATTAACTGAGGAGTCATAAACGGAGAGGCACCCTGCTGAAGACCACCTAGTTGGGCGGCTTGGGATGAGACCGGTTGGAGTCCTAGGGCGGACTGGACGTTGGCAATGTTCTGCTGGCGACCGGACAGCATCTGCTGCTGCGAAGCCATCTGGCCTGCAAAGCTCTGTTGCGCCGCGGTGTTCCGCTGGCCGGTGGCCGCGAGGATGTTCTGGAAGGCTTCCTGTGCGTTTCGATTGGCAGTATCGCTCGTGCTTTGACCGCTCTGAAGCAAGCCCATTGCAGCGTTCCAGCGTTGAGAATTGGCGTTACCAAGAGCATCTTGAATTGCGAGCGACTCACGAAGAGCCGAAGGATTGCCAAGAACATTGCCAATGGAACTACCGCGAGCGCGAGCAGCCTGTTGGACTCGTCGCTCCATGCTTGGATCCAGAGTACCAACCTGAGAAAGACCCTGTTGGATCTGACGTTCAAGCTCGCTACGGATCAACTGAGAAGCCCCGGTATCCTGTTGGGCACCGGGCATCCCAACCCTCTCGTAGGTGGGAGAATCTATCCGCGTATCCGGAGCGGCGGCATCACCCTTAACATCGCTGAGGAATTGCTCGTAGAGATCGAACTTCCGAGGATCAAGAGCCTCCAGCTCGTTTCGACGTTGTTGGGCAAACTGCGTTCCATACAGCCTTGCAACATCAAGTTGTTCTTTAGCTAAAGGATCTGCAAGTTTTGATAAAGCAAGAGCTGTTTGCTTGGTGATATCAACATCACCAATGCCTGTAAAATCGTATGTTCTTTTGGCACCTTCTGGACCGTATTTAATTTCAGTGCCAGATCTAGCGGCTTGTTCTAATGCACGAATGAAAGGATATTGCTCGGCCTGAGCTTTTATCGCTTCGGCAGTAGAGGCAGCAAGGTCCGGCGGTTTGTAACTTGGGCCGCACATTTGCGGCTGACCCCAAGGAATGCAGGAGTAATCTTTAGCCCAGTCATCTTTGGCAAACAGCATTACGCTGTGAGCTAGAACCCTTGATGTATTAAAATCTATATTCATACTCCTCCTTCAAAAATCTCGGTTTTCCAAATGGGATTATATCCAAACTTCTTCATATATGAGTTGTATGGACTATTCTCATTGCAAGCTATGAAATACTTAGGAAAACCTTTTGTCTCCATAATAGAGTCATATACACGTTTAAGGTGCATACTGTCTCTGGCAGACACTTTTTCGGTGTGATTCCAAAGAAGCAGGACAGGCACCCTTCCAAAAGATGACGCACCAATGATCTCGCCATCTCTTTCAACCACATGGGTTGGGTGAATGATCGAGTCGTTGTTTGCCCGCGCAGCTTGAAGAGCTTGAGACTCTTGCTCAAGCGTTTGTATCATTCGTACTCTCGGGAAGGCGTTCATTGTTGGGGTCTGACCGAATCGACGAATCCGGAGAGAATGGTGGATTGTAGAGACAAGCGACCAGCGTCTGCGGTTACCTTGAATTGCAAAGTATTCCAGCGGCCTTGGCTTATCAGGTTGTAAGCCTTCAGGAACTTCTGGCTTGAGGTGATCGCCAGCGCGGAATCGAGCGTAACGAATGTGTCCGACATATCTTTGGCCAACGACACTGCGGCGGTCGTGGTGGCGGTAGTGTACGGGTTATCGAAGGCGAACTGAACGCTGTACCCGATCTTGTCGGGAATGGGTTCGTTGAGGTTGTAAGCCTTAGTTATAACCGTGGATTCGTAATTCGCACCGCCATCGGTGTACGCGGAGCTTGAGACCGGCGACAACCGGCTGTTTGGGAGGTAATCGTTGAATGACCAGACCTGGCCCGCTCCCGCTGATACCGAGACGATATCGCCGGCAAACATGAGGACGGGTCCAAATGTTGAGAATGAGGTTGGAATGAAGTCGTTTACGATCCAGTTGTCCCAATAACCAAGCCAAGAGCGGGCCAGTGAGTGGTAGACGATGACCGCGTTGTTCTCGTTGAGCGCACCTTCGAGGGCGATATTGAGGCTGTTCTCGGTCAGGAGCGCGTACTCGGTTTCGATTCCGAGGATCGCTGGTTCCTCGGCAACGAACGGAACAGCCAACAGATAGCGGTTGTTCCAGAATACACCGTCGCAGAGATCGAGCTTGGTCTTGTCGATGCGACTGATGAGGTCGTTGATCGGGCTGGAGAGCGCGAGACCTACGCTAGTCTGGGTACCGGCTTGGATCTGCTGGAGAGATCGGATGCCGTCGCGGGAGAAGAAGAATACGTCAGGACCAACCGCGGTAATGGACCGGTGCGATGAGCAGCCGATATTGCCGCTGATGAGTGATATGGTCCAATCGGCAGCATCCTGCGTAGGATCGGCATTTACGCTCCAAATAGAGCGTTCCTTGAAGACGATGAGTTGATAACCAAACCAAGAGTAGAGTCCCTTGATGGGATCGCCATCGCCACCGATACGAAGAGACCCGAGAGGATCCCAGGATTCGCCATCGAGGATATCCGAGAAGTAGAGGGTATCGGGCTGGATGGATGTATCCGCGGAAACTGCGAACAACCGATTGGTATGGGTGGTGAGAAAGATCGGCTTGGCAGGAGGTGTGAGCGATACAAAAGCTACAGCGTGAGATTGATTTGCTGGCGAAACACTAACGGTTGGAGCGGTGACATAACCGCTGCCGGGATCGGTGATCGTTATGAATACGAGATTACCATCGTTGGCAACAACAGCGGTTGCCGTAGCCGTGATTCCGCTGGGAGGCGCGGAGATGGTTATTGTGGGGACAGAGTTATGATTCGATCCCTGCCTGATGATATCGATGCGGCTGATCTTGCCGGCTGTAGTGGAGCTGTTGAGGTTCGCGCTTGAGACGTACTTCAGCGTTCCTAAACCGTCCGAATAAAACAATTTGTCATTTAATTGCGCAAAATAGACGTAGGAAGCGGCAGCGTTGAGCGTTGATCCCGAAATCAGGTTGTAGGAAACGCCGGGTGACCCGTAGTAGAGGCTCTTGGTGGAGGTGCTAAGGTCATTAACAGCGATGACGAGGCGTTCGGATGCGGCTGTATCGAAGTAAAAGCCGGACAATACCGTCGCGTTGATGGGAAGATTGCTGCCGAAGTTGGAAGTCGTTGACTCCCAGTTGGTGATGATGTCTTCCCAGTTGGCGGTGATGCTGTTGCCTGCCAGTGAAACAGCTCCTAGACGAGTGACGAGATTACCGAAGTCGTCATAATCCATGTTGATGGCCGATTCCATGCTGGTTGCAGGAATGCCATCGGGACGAGTGGCTGAAATTACGCCGGTCGAAAACCCAGTGCTTCCATCCAGAAGCATCTGGTCATCGAGAGCATCTGAGGATTGGAATGGCATGGCGGATTACAGGATGTCTTGGAACGTGTAATCGTACAAGCTATCTGGGATGATGCGGCTGATTTGCTGTTGTTGGCCGCGTTCCATGTCTTTCATGATGGAGACCTGAGCGGCTCCTTCTTGGAACTTGGCTTGGGCTTTACCGTACTGCCGGGAGTATTCGAGGAGATCGCCTTCAGTGTAGGCCATTAGAGCGTTCTCTACGCCTCGCAGCTCGAAGTTGGTATCGTTGGAGATGGTGACCGCCTCACCGAACTGCCGCATCTGCGACTGTTTCTTGGCGAGGATGAACAGGGTGCCATCGGCATTGGGCGTGGGAACGAGCTTGATGCGGGGAACGCCGGCCTCGCCATAAGCTCCACCGATCAATCGAGTCCAGTTAACGAAGTTGCCGGGGGTGGATTTACGGCTATCGACGTTGTTCCAGGTGTTGGGATCGAGCTGGAAGAACGAGACCCATTCCGCGGCGGGAACCTCGATGCCATCGGTATCTCCGGTGACCGTGAAGCGGATGGCTACGGGGAAATCGATGAAGGTGTTGTAACCGGTACCTGAAGCGTAAGCGGATGCGACGTAATCCGAGAGAGTGATCATCTCATCGCCGGCGGTGACCGGATGAGAGATAATGCCGAGGGTATCGTTCCACAGGCAGGAATCCCAGATCATCGAGTAGCGGCGGATACAGAACTTCTTGGCCAACGCGATGGTGGCCGAGTCTGTGAACGACAGCTTGTCGCAAGCCGCCTGAGCCGCTTCGGAGGGTTTCATGCGAAGTATTCTTGCAAGGTCATTGAGGAACTGACTCGGGCAGCGGAAGATGAGTTTACCCCTGCAACCACATCTGCATAGGTCTTGTTAACCCACATTGACGGGAACGTAGCACCAGTTGCATACAAATGGATCCTGTAAGTAACAGCAGATGCAGATGCTGGTGAATCAAGAATCTGGATAAACTGATTACTAAAGAATTCAGAGCTATAAGAAGCACCAAGTCCAGTGAACGGAGCAATACCGTACAAGCTGGAACCAACATTGTTAGACCCAATCTCTACGTTGTTACGAGTAACTCTGAATGCTGCAAACTGAGGATTGTTTATGGTAGTATAGTTTATAGCTATAGAAACCAACACCGTTGAAGCTATAGACCTAGGAGTAATCGATGTGGTAAGCACTGTTACTTCAGTGCCAGATCCAGTACTTGTAGCAACGAACGGACTTGCACCAGCGGTGGAGTCTTGATATAGAGTCTGTTTTACTTGAGGGGCAAAATATGTTCCGGCAACCACCTTAACCTTGCTGGAATCGCTTGCGTCAGTGATCAGCACCTTGTCGGTGGTAAAATCAACGACAACAGGGGTTAGGTTAGGAACCGTGATGTTGTCCGAGTTGAGGATCAACGTGTCGGTGCCGGCATTGCCCAACGTGGTGTTTCCGTTGGCTGCAAGATCACCGGCTAGCGTGGTCGCACCGGTCACCCCGAGGGTCGTTCCTACAGTAGCCGCTCCCGTAACAACAGCACTGGCCAACGTAGAGACTCCCGTGACTCCGAGGGTTGTCCCAACGGTAGCGGCTCCGGTCACGCCAACGCTTGCTAGTGTGCTTGCTCCGGTTACCCCGAGGGTGCCTGTAACAGCGGTGGCACCGGTCAGTGTGGAAGTTCCAGTGACCGCAAGGTTTCCTGGTACCGTGAGATTGCCGGTGAGCGTGGTTGCTCCGGTAACATTGAGCGCACCGCCTATGGTCGCTGCACCGCTCGTAGCGAGGCTTGAAAGGTTGGTAGCCCCGGTGACGGCCAAAGTACCCGCAATGGCCGTGTTGCCGCTTGCAGAGGCCACTGTGAGCTTGTTAGTGGCTACACTGAAGTCTCCGGTGGTATTGACTGCGGCGTTGGAGACTTGGAGTGCGGAGTCATTGCCACTGCCGTCGCTGATGGCTTTGAGCGATGCGCCTACGGTGGAGTTGTCGGAGTTCTTGAGTAGGCCAGTGTAGGTTGATGCAACGCTACTGCCTGTGAGTGGTGTTCCCATATCAGTTCTTCGGTAAAACGTACCAACCTGCCGGCAATACCACCTTAGATGGCCCCACCAGCTTCTTATCTTTGTCGAATCCGTAGACGCTGGCCGTTGTAGGCTTGGCCAGCATCACCGGATCACCGCTTGGCACCAGGACTACCCTGGTCATCTGGCAACCCAGGCAGGTCAGCAATGCGGTCAGCCAGATCGTTCTTGAGATCATCGGGAGCTTTGCCGTGTTGAACATCGGTGGGTGGTGTTTCGCGGAGCCAGTCGAGCAGGGCCTTGAGGATCTGGTAGATCCAGTTCACGGCTTAGGGGCTTCGGCTTCCTTGGCATCCTTGGCCCAGATCAAGCCAATGCCAGCGGTGACCGCGGCGATAGTGGTAGTCAGGTCGAGGTTGGTTGTCGGGTCACCGTCGAACAGGGCCTTGAGAGCCCCACCAACAGCAACGAGAATGGCACCGACACCGGCAAGAGTTGTTTTCGTGTTTTTCATTTGGATTTGAACAGCCTGTAGGCTCCGTAGATGGCGCAGGCTAAGCCAATGAGCGCGGTGATAAGCTGAACCCAGTCGGTAAGCCACGGAATAAACGAAACAGCGGTGGCACCTGCCGCTGCTGCTAGGCTGAGTCCAGGGCTGGTGCTGCTGTTCGTTGGTTCCATTACTCAGTAGGCTGGACGGCTTCAACCACCGGATTAGCCGCTTTGTAAGCCTCCACAACCGCCGGAGTCCACAGCGCATTGGCGATATTCACAACCTCGGTCGGCTGTCCTTCCAGCGAATCACCGGGATTCAGCGTATACTGCGAGGTAATCTCACTGCCAACAACCGCGCCATCGCTGTCGTAATCAATTCCAGTCGTGACGAACAGCGAGTTGTTCTGGTTTACCTGCACTGCGACAATATCAACTGGTACGATCATTGGATGGTGGGGCTAGGGGTTTGAGCGGCGGCGTAGGCTGCGACAGCGGCAGGAGTCCAGACAGCGTTGGCAATCGCGACAACCTGCTCGGGCTGACCAGCGAGGTCATCACCGGGATGCAAGCAGTAGCGGCGGAAGGTGGAGGCTTTGACAACCTCGCCATCGACGATCTGATCCGACAGGCGAACCTGAAGCGTTGTGTTGGGAAGAACCTCGCAAAGCGAGAAAATGGTGCGTTCTGTTAGCATAGGATTAGGCGACTTGGTAGGTGGCTGTAGTTCTTAAAAACCTAGTTGTTCCAGCGTTATGTGTTACATCTCCAAAAATCGCATTTGAAATGCTGGAAGCGAAAGCTATAGACGAAGAACTTAATGAAATCTCTCCAAATGGACTTCCTGTAAATGTTGCAATCGAATAAAAAGCAACAGGACAAGTTGCTAACAAATTTGAATTATTTGCAAATGGTAAACCAGCGATTCCAATAGTACCGGAAGCTCCAGTTGTAATTACATTTTCAAACCCAATCACAACAGTTACAATGCGGCCAACCTTAGTGTAACGTCCGGTCGAAGTGACAGCAATGGTTGGATTGGTAGTGGCACCAGTCAACGTAGCGGTAAACGTCCCCTCCTCGTAATCGTTCAGTAGCTCGGAGGTCATCGTTCCGCTGCCTTCGGTAGTCGCGGAGAAGTCGATGCCTTTGCCGGAAGTGCCAATAATCAGGTTGCCGTCTACGAGTTTGGTATGGAATCCAGATCGAGGAGTAATGTCGAGGTTGCCGCTTCCGTTGTATAGCAATGTTGCGCCTCCTGCTTGAGTGCTACCGAGCCTTAACGCAAAGTTGTCTGTGACACTAATCTCTCCGTTGACTGTCAGAACCGCAGTCGGACTGGCTGTGCCAATACCCACCCGATTATTCGTCGTGTCCACCTTCAACACGTCTGTATCCACCGTCAGGTTACCAGTCACTCCCAGCGTCGTCCCCACCGTAGCCGCGCCAGTGATGGTGGCGGAGCCAGCGGTGACGAGTCCGGCAACGGTCAATGCTCCACTCGCAGTTGGTGAAGACGAGAGGATGTTGTTGATGCTGATCTTCTTCGTGGTGCCACTTGCCGCCATCGTGGTATCGCTGACATCAACGATAGGGATAACGTCATTAGCCGGATCAGCGGCGGTCAACGCCGTCAGTGCTGTGATCTTTGTGTCTGCCATATTATTCTACGGTTAAAATGAATTTGTCGGATGCTTCGGTTAAAATGAGATCGGTGCCCTGCTCAGTTGCCATTCGATCGTAGGTGCCAAAAGACAACACGATCTTCCCAGTTCCATCCTCTTGCAGTACGAAGAACTCGTCTTCCTGCAATAGATCCCGGCGCACGATCGGCAGATCGGCGGGCGTGACGTTTCCGCCAGACCCACTTGAAGCCAATCGTGTTCCAAGAGCGAGTGTCACGGTTAGGAGCTGATGATTCCGTTGAACGCGACCACCTGACCACTGGAAATCTGGAAGCTCGTGATCGGCCCAGGAAGCGTAATGCCAGCGGGGATAGCCACTGTGGACCAAGAGCCGCTGATTCCATTACCGGTGATCGAAGTGAAAGTGGTGACGGCAATCGTGGTGATCGCAACGAATGGGCCAGTGGTCAACGCGGTAGAGGTCACGAGCTGGAAGCCCGCATTGCCCATCGAATACTCGGTTGCCAGATTAGATTCTATGCTCATATGTCCCAAATTTTACGGATCTGATTCTTGCTGAAAGTGCTTTCAAAGCGGGTACCCTGCCGGTCTTCCATCCGGCTAAAGCCCTGCTTTACCTTGTCCTTGAGTTCGGCTTCGCGGGCAAAACCGGTAACCCCGAAGCGGGCTACCGGCTGCCTCGTCCAGCGTTCACCCTTGATAACAAGAGAATCGGTTCCCATTGGAGCGATTTGCTCCAAGGACTTGCCTTTGTTCTCGAAGGTGTAGATCGGCATGTTAAGACTCCATCTCGCTGTCGTACTCGGAAACCATGTTTCGCATACCTTCTTCGTCCATTGGTTCCATTGATTCCTTGCCGGCCTTCTCGTATTCGGCGGGCATACCGTTCACGCTCTGGATCTCAACGTAAGCCTCACCATTTTCAAGCTTCTTGAGAATACCTCGAACTTCCTGTAGGACAACTTCATCACCAACCTCGGGGGAAGCCTGTTGGCCATCTTCCGTGTCAGTGGAAAGAGCCTCGACTGGAATCGCAATCATTGGCGCATTGTTGTCAGCCTCATCACATCCGCAAGCGGAATGAGAAGGGGCACCACCGATTTCTCGACGATGCCCCTTTGGGCCGACGGCAATCACCATGATGGTGGCCGTCTTGGGTCGCATATTACAGCGTGGTAGAGGTCTTCGTACGATGCACCAAGTACCAGACTGGGTTAGCAGTGGAGCCAGTGTTACCAGCGGCCAAACGCAGAGTAGCGAAGTACAACTTCACACCAACGGTGACGAGCTGGTTCAACGGATCGCTCTTATCGGGGGTATCGGTGATCACAACCTTCGGGGACAACGGATCATCACCGGTCAAGGCAGGGATACCGAACGACTCGTTACCGAAGAAGAACGAGGCGATGATGTCCTTGCTAACCGCCAGACCGCCACCCGCGGCGGTAGCCTGATAGATGAACTCATCAGCCGCAGTACCGGAGCCGGTGCTGACAAACGAGTTGGTCTGAGTGACAACGCGGCAACCGTAGATGGAACCCACCTCGCCCTTGTAGAACGGGGTACCCTTGTTGCCGTAGTTGGAAGCGTTCAACCAATCGGTATCGCGCATCAAATCACGGGTAACACGAGGATCGGTCGCCAAAACGTAGCCACCGTTGATCATCGGAGCGCGGTTACGCTTCAGGCGGGTCATTGAATCGAGGACAGCAGAAGCGGTCATCGTGGTGTTGGCGGCGGTCGTATCGCTGTTCAACGCGGAGAAGGTCTGAGTGGTCAGCGTAGCGGGGTTGCCGTACACCTTGATACCACCGGAACTTGCAACAGTGTTACAAGCATCTGAGTTATCGAACGTACCACCACCCTCGGCGGCGGAACCGATAGAAGAACCGCTCGCAGTGAGGTTAGATCCGATCAGGGTGTTACGAATGACCGAGTCAACCCAGAGGGCCATGTCCAGACCGGAGGTCTTGGTGGCCTGCTGGAGGGAGTTGAACAGGTCCGTAGCGCGGAGGATGTCGGTCAATCCGATCACCTGACCGTACTGAGCGAGGCTCTTGCTGAGGCTGTTGAGAACAAGGGAACGATAGTTTCCAGAGCTGATAGGAGTACCTTCAGAACTGATGGTCTGGACACCAGCAACGCTCGGCGCACCAAAGCGGAACATCGTGATGGCCTTGTTACCATTGTTCTTGGGGATCGGAGCCTTCATGGAGAACTGATCAAGAATCGTCTCCTGTTGGACGATCGAGAGAAGCTCCTTGCTGAAGAAGTTCTGGAACTGACTGGTTAGCGTGGTTGAAGTAGTAATGCCTGCCATATTTTAGTTGTGGTTGTGCTATTGGTTGCTTTCCCGGTCGAACTCTCGTGTCGCTCGAATGAGCGCATCCCGTTGCTCCTTCATGGATAACCGCGAGAAATCTTTCTCCTCGGTCTTAAGTTGTCCTGCCGGAACGCTTTTACCAATGGCGGTCTTCTGCTGGAGCTTGTTGAGCTGTTCTTTCAGAGACTTATTCTCGGCTTCTACAGACTGATATCGACCCGCAGTATCTTGGAGCTTCATCAATTCTACCGCATGGGCTAACCCATTGGGCAGCGTTGTTAAGATCGGAATGCGCTGCAACAACTCAACCGTTCGCTTGTACTCGTTACTAGACTGATCCTTCAACCAAGTCTCTTTCTCGGACAACTTGTTGAAATTATCTGCCCATGTCCTCGTAAAGCGTTCCTGTTGAACTTGCTGCTGCTTAACACTCACGGTCTTACGGACGCCATCAGCCTTGGCTCGCGCTGCCTTGGCCAACTGAGAGTCACCATCCGCATCGAATTCCTTGGCCGCAGCCTCGTAATCCTCAGCAGTGTAACCCTTCTCGTCCCGAAAAGAATTGGTATCAGCAACCGTGGATTGCTCCCGTTGCTTGATCCACTCTTCCCGTTCACGCTTCACCGCCTCGCGCTCGGCCCTGATAGCCTCCTTCTCAGCGTTGATTTGTTCCCAGGTCTTGGTCTTTCGATTCTGATCCTGGGCGAATTTGCTCTTCTGATCCTTCGGCTTCTCCTCCTTCTGCTTGGCCTTGGAATCGGTCTCTGACTTACTGCTCGTGCCTACATCATCTTGCTCGCGGTTATTAACCTCTTTACTGGCACTCCCCTCATTGGAGGAATCTTGCTCAACCGAAGCTGACTCGTTTTTATTTTGAGTCTGCTCCCGTGGTTGGCTGTCGATATCGACACCAGCATCGTGATCATTGGCCAAAGCGAGCATCGCATCGGCACTCATTGTTTCATCTGACATATTGTGCTTGTATTCGTTTGCTGGTCCGCACAGACGCAGCAACCGCAACTTTGATCCTATGTATTCGTGACAGAATCCGGATCATCTTCCTGTCCCGTAATTGATTCTCGGTCGGCCATCATCTCGATGACCTTCACAAGACTGGCCTGACCCATTGCAAATCCAGAGGAGTATTGCAAATGGTTTCTGTCCGTAATTGCAGAAGCGTTCTGCATAAGAACAGTGTTCAGGAGAGCGTCCTTGAACTTTTTTCCGGTCTCGCTCTTGAAAAAGTTATTGAGGGTGGTCGCGTCATCCCTGTTCCAAGGAAGCGCATCGACCCAGCATTGATGCCGGCCAAAAGTCCATGCGGCGCGGACTCGTGAAATGAGTGAAATCATCACTTAGCCTTCTTGCGACCGGCTGCGGCGCGGCGCATGAACTCTGCGGCCCCAAGATTCTTGCGACCAATGTATGCCGCGAGAGCTTTGGGATCATCCGCGCCCTCCTTCTTGAGTTGCGTTGCCAGTTTGCTGAACTTCGATTTCTTTTTCATAAATCTACCATGCCCGACATGACCAAGTTCTAGGTTTCGTAGGATCTTTCGCCGTATCGCAGTTGTGCCTCGCTCGGAAGCTCTTGCGCCGCTCCGGATCGTCCTTCTTAACCTCCATATTGGGATCACCAAAACGAACCTTGATCACCGTGCCCTTCGGATTGCGGACGTACACCGCTTTCTTCTTGGACTCGCCCGGTGTGTAGAAAGGTTTGCCTAACGATACTTTCTTTCCTTGGTACTCGGCCATATCAAGATTGGAATAGCGGTGAATCCTGCAACTCCTTGATGTTCTCCTGCCTCTTAGCCTTCTGGAACCTGATCTTCGGTGCTACACCCTCCTCAAGCTGCTCCATTAACGGAGCTTGGGGCTGGGATTGCACCGGAATCGAGGTCAAAACGGGCTGAGGCTCCACAATAATAGCGGTCATAGCGTAAAATTCTCCGCACCAATCGAAATCCAGTACAGTGGGCCAGCAAGTTGGCCTACTGGTGGGCGGAAACCGCCGGCAGGTCTTGTCGGAGGCTCGATATCGGCAATCTTTGCAGGTCATAGCTTATTGAACCATCTGCGGCTCTGGTACGGCGGGCGGCATCGGCATTTGGGGCTGCTGCTGCTGCAACAAACCGCTGCTGGTCAGGAACTTCTGGATCTCAGCCCGCAATTTCCGCGCTTCATTGGTAGCCACCTGCTCGTACCCCTGCAACAGGCTGTCAATACGCACCATGAACGCATTCTTAGAAGCCGGACTGAACTGCTGACCCTGTTGAATGGCGCCATTCAGGTACTGCATCAGCACACCTATACGGCCCGCGAAGTTCTGACCCGGTTTAGCCGGCACCGGGATGCCGATTAGCAGTGTCGGGATCGTCTTGGTCTCGTCCTCCAGCTCATCCTGCTGCTTCTGACCTGGATCCCGTATCAGTTTTTTGATCAGGCTCGGGTCATCCAGCTCCATAATGCTCTTATCCAGCTCCACCTGATCCACCCAGGGGCTGTTCTGGAAGAGTTGCTTACGGTTAATGGCCTGCTGAACCATCATCTGCCGGCTGACCATGTCCATACCGCCCTTCGGTTCCAGCTCATATTGATCGTGCAATGCCACCGGATCCGCATCCAGCGAGTCCTCCGCGAAGCGGTATCGTAAACTCTTGGAATCATACTGAACATAAAGTCCCCAAGCTTGCCGGTACATCTTGCCCAGTGCCATACGGAATAGTCGCGCCCGCAGATCCCCACTCTGCATGGCCTGAGCATTGATACTCTGGATCTCGGTCGCCGTCCGCCGGTCACTACCCCCGCCCATCGCACTACCCATCGCGTAATCCGGACTACCGATCCGGTTCTCCGCCACCGCCCGAGTCTGGTTCAGCTCCTGATCGAAGCTCACCGGGGGCTGCGGCATCTGGACCGGGGCCACGCCATACGGCAAGATTTGCCCGGGTGAGAACCGCAAGTTGATACTGTTCGGCAGCTCCCGTTCCGCTCGGAATAGCGGGCGATTATAGAGCGTCATCGCATCGTGTTTGTGGTTCCACATCGAGGTCATCGACAACTCGAACGGAGCCAGGATCTCGCACACGCCCCGCGGGCTGAACCATCCCTTGTCCTTGATCTCATACGGGAAGTCCACGAAGGGACATTGGCCATGATCATATGGCAACTCCATCGGATCCCGCAGATCCATGTCCACTGCCGCGGGGCTATACAGGTAAACCTCCCACACCCCGTCATCCCGCTTCTTGTACACCTCCCACACAATCACCCCATCGGTATTGCTCGTGTAAGTGATACCCTCACGAAGTTGCTTTGCGTCTTCCTCGGTCGCTGCCCCTGGCACGTTATCGTCCTGCTGCGGATTACCCCGAATCTTCTCGATCGTCTTGGAATCGCTCTTCCACCCGAACTGCCCAGCCATCCGCTTGTACGCCCCCACACTCATCGGCATCACATGCACCGCCCAATCTGCATCCTGCAAATCCACGGTGTATGCCGGCACAATAAAATACATCGGGTCAATCGCCTCAAACCCCACTCGCTTATCACCGGGATTCCAGAAGCACTTGATCACCCCGCGCCCGCTCATCAGCGTGTAATCCACCCAGCTCAGGACTTCGTCCGTAAAGTTCGTCTTGTCCCGAATCTTATAATTGAACCAGTCCTCCGCCACCTTCGTATACGCATTCAACTGCTGGCGCATCGGAACAAAGCTGGCCACAACATCCATGCCCAACGCCTGCTGGAGGAACAGCGGCTTGAGCTTCTCGATCGCCGTATCAATGAGCGGCCAATGCAGATCCGCGGCCTTGGGCCAGGGCTTATTGGTACGTCGCAATCCGTGATGGCGTAACTCATACCACCGCGTCTGCCTTATCTCCCACGGGCTTCGCTGGGCAACAGCCTCAACAATCTGGCCCTGCAACGAATTCCGCTGTTTGTCGCTCATCATAAATGTATACCCCTCTTCCTACCCGCCAACCTCGCATCCAGCAAGCGAAGACCCAGTTTCCTCCACCGGACCTATCTCATCCTCCATCCTTTCAAGCAAGCTCCTTCCATCCTCACCCAACGCTTTCAGGTACTCATCCATCCGCTTCCCGCCACCACCGCAAAACGCCAGCACCATAGCATCCGCCCGATCCGGACTATTCACCCCGCGGGATCGTAACTCGTCCTTACCCTCCAGCGTCAGCTTCCCCTTACCATTAGTCCGTACCTTCCTACTCACGAACTGCTGCAATAGAATCTCGTCCGTTCCCACAGGCCCCAGATTCACCTTCGCTTCCTCCACCATCCGCCCAAACTCGATCCACATCTCCGCCGCCCTATTCACGAACTGATCATCCCGAATGGCCCGCTCACCAAAGTTAACCCGCCGCACATCCCAACCCTCGGAGCGGAGGGCATCACACATCACAACCCCCATACCGCCCACATCCGCATAGATATCCGCCGCCTTCAGATTCCACTTCCTGAACTCCGCTATGAACCTACCCACACTGGCCATCGTGTCCTTATCCCGCCACCGGACCAGCCCCTTAACCGTATTACCTTGGCGTATGACGAGGACACTCTCATCACCACCAGCCGAGAAGTCACAACCCGCGGTCAATGGCTGACCCTCCGTATCCTCCTTAGGTGGGCCACTAACCACCCTCTGCCAATCGATCGTCTTTACCGCCGTCAAACTCCCATCGTCCTCCATGAACTCCGCGTAGATCATCGATCTCACAAGCGGATGACCCTCGCCCCATCTGGCGAACTGATCATCAATCCACTCCTTCCGGATATGCGGACAATCGAAAGCCGTCACCGTAAAGGTATTCCACTTCCCATCGTTCCGCCGGAACACATCGTAGAAATAGCCGGAGGAGCCCCCGGGGCTACTCATCAACAGAGTCCGCGTTGGCTGGCACCGTTCCATCGACTGGAATATACCGTCCGGTACCGCCTTCGCCTCATCCACAATATACAGCAAATCATTGCTCGGACCCTGCACATGCCAGCCCTCCGCCTTCTCAGGATTGCTCGCGCTGAACCCTATGCATCTACTCACCAGCTCCTGACCATCCACCTTCTTCGGGTACACATACCGGATCTCTCCATCCTTGATCGAGAATCCATTCTCCTCGCCACCCAATCCATTGATCATCTTCCGAAGATGCGGCCACAGAGCATCGGCCACCTGTCGGTACACACCAGCCGTACATACCACCAAGCTCCCAGGCCAGCGGAGCATGTGCCAGACAACCGCGCTCGCGGCTACCATGCTTGTCTTGCCAGAACCATTCGCGGCCTTGAGTGCTACCTTGGAATGCTTCTCGTTCAACGCTCCCAGCACCTTCTCCTGCCAAGGATAGGTGTCGCGAAGCCCCAACATCATCTTAGGGAAGTTGGCCAAATGTTGTGCCTCCTCCAGGAGCTTACGCTGCTTCCATGCAGGGATATGCGAACCCATTCCTAGTGAAGGGGATTTCTTCCGTTTAATTTGCTTGACACTCATAAAATTGGGTTGGGTGGGGATGGGGGGTATAAGGTATCACCCACCCCCCTCCTGGGTGGTCCCCCGCCCCCGTTGTCCTATTACCATATCCGCCATCCGTATACCGCTATTGCTATTGCTTATCCTATTTAGATTGCCCGCCAAAAGCTCCTA